TTTTTAATGCATGAGTTATCACAACTAAACGAAATATCACCCTTTCAAGCAATCCTATGGTGTTTTTATCCCATAGGATTTGTTGTTTTATTCGAATTAGTTTTAAGAACTAATGATGATGACGATGATGATGAAGGTGGTGGTGTTATGACACCTGTTTTTCAAGGAACCTAATGAACCATTTATTATTTACACTAATAATCGCTGCATATTTAGCAACTGATCTTAGTGCTTTCATCTATGCATGAAAAAAATTTTTTATAGTCCTTATTATCCACTCATAGAGTTTGGATTCTTTGTCATTGTAGGTTCAGTGGCAGGGTTATATGGTTTTTTGGAAGTATAATTTTATTAATATTTGCACTAAAAAATTGCAAGGTTATAAATTAAAAAACCTACCTTTTTTTCAAGAGGTAAGGGCTGCTTTAAAAAAGAAATGTGAATGCCCACATTGCACTTGTGACTGCGAACACTGCAAAAATAAGATAAAACAAGCTGAAAATGCTGGAGAATATTTTAAAAAATTAACTAAAAATTGAAAAAATTTCAAAAAAAGTTACTACACCTGAAAAAATAACAATAAATTTTAAAATTGCTTTAATCGTCGTGCTCATCCCAAGGATCAGTCAAATTTTTATTTGGTGGTCCAAATGCTACATACAGTCCATATCCTGTCACTGTAAGCAACAATATAAGGATGATAACAACTAATTGACCCTCTGGTGGCAATCCACCATAATTTCCGTGTTTTATTAAAGGTTGTTTTTCCCAAGTACCTGGAAGTGTGTATACTGAAGGTTTAGATAGGAAAAAATTTACTATCTGCATACAGATAAAAAGATATTTATCTTACTTTATCTCTTTTATTTAATTGATCAAGAATAAACTTTCTTACCATCAACAATAGCTTTGTCGATAGCAGTAAAATCTTCGCTAGTCCAAATAGATGTGGTTTCATCAAGTTTTTTGTAAAGCTTGATAATTTCAAGATGTTCTACATTACGCTGGATTTTATCTTTGTATTCATCATCAGTTTCATCTGATGTCTTAGCTGTGTTAATAACAGTTACGCTATCACCAGCAGCTGAAAAAATCGCTGCAATTTCGTCTGCTGTTTTCTCTTCCATTTTTTAAAAAATTTCGTATTTATTAAAATTATAGCAACTATCTACGCAGCCTTCAAAGAAGTTACTTCTGCTGATAATTCTTGTATTGCTTTTACTAATGCAGGGATTAAGTTTGAATACTTTGCACTTAATTTATTGGGATCATCATCTTGAACTAAATTTAAATAAGTTGCATCTGCTGAAGCTGTTTGTAGTTCTTGTGCAAGAAAACCAGCACGAGTCTTACCATCATTACCATTACCATCTCTTGAAGCCCATTTAAATTTTACAGGTCTAATTGAATCAATAAATGACAACCCAACAGGTAAATCTACAACATCTGTTTTATCTCTAGCATCTGATAAAGCACTAATGGATTGATCATTACAACGTAAATCATTATTTCCAGCATTACCTAAAATTATTTGATCGCCCACAGTAGCACTTGTGGGAATTGCTTCTTTACCAAGACATATATTATTAGAACCAGTAGTAATTGTGTAACCAGCCGATGAACCAATACACGTATTACTACTAGCAGTGGTACTAACTTGTAAAGCAGCATGACCAAAACCAGTATTGTAGCTACCAGAGGTACATTCTCTTAAAACGTCATGTCCAAAAGCACTGTTAGCATTACCTGTTGTGCAATCCTGTAAAGCCTGTTGTCCAAACGCATTACATTTAGCAGTTGACGATGATAAACTTGTTAATGCCATCGTACCAAAGGCATTACATTGAGTATTTGTTGTTAAGGCATCTAAAGCTTCAAATCCAAAAGCATTATTCTGTGAACCAGTAGTGCAATTAACTAAAGCAATATGTCCTATGGCAGTATTATCTCCACCAGTTGTAAGATTTCCTAAAGCACTATTTCCCATCGCAACATTATTAGATCCTGTCGTGCAAGTACCTAAAGTACTTCTACCAACAGCAGTATTTGAATTTCCTGTCGTGTTTGCATCTAGAGAGTAAGCTCCAACTGACACATTGCTAGCACCGCCAGTAAGTTCCTTTAGTGCTTGATATCCACAGGCTGTATTGTTATCGCCTGTGGTCGCTGCATACATTGTTTGAAGTCCGATGGCAGTATTAAAATCACCAGTAGTTATTCCACCGCCACCTAAATAACCGAATCCAGTATTATTTTGTCCAGAAGTAACATGATATAAAGATCGAAAACCAACAGCTGTATGATTACTGCCTGTGGCTTCCTCTAAAGCCTCATAACCTACAGCGGAATTACCAGCACCAGTTAGGGTTAGCGATAAAGCATTATAACCAACAGCAGTGTTGTACGAAGCTGTTGTGTTAGCTCCTAAAGCATCTTTTCCAACAGCTACGTTTTGAGCTCCTGAAGTATTTGCATCTAAAGAACTTTTACCCACTGCTGTATTTTCTGCTCCAGTGGTATTCAAAAACATTGAACCTTGTCCTAAAGCAGTATTATTATTTGCAGTTGTGTTTGCAGTAAGACTATTCTGTCCAATAGCAGTATTTCTAAGTCCTGTAGTGTTTGCATCTAGAGAATTAGTACCAACGGCAGTGTTATCTTCTCCAGTAGTGTTTGCATAAAGAGCATCTTTACCTACGGCAGTGTTATCTGATGCTGTTGTACTAAGATATAATGCTTTGAGTCCAATTGCAGTATTATTAGCACCTGAAGTATTTGTGTATAATGCTGCTTGACCAAATGCAGAATTACTTTGACCTGACGTAGTTAATGAACCAGAAAATGCACCAAAAGCAGTGTTATTACTTCCTGTATTATTTGCTAATGAGTTATATCCAAAAGCTGCATTTTGTTGCCCAGTGACATTACTTTCTAATGACTCTGCTCCTACAGAAGTATTATGTTGCCCAGTTGTGTTTACTGCTAAAGCGTTATAACCAAGACCTACGTTATAGTTTGCAGTTGTGTTTGCACCTAGAGCAGAATACCCCATCGCAACATTATATATTCCAGAAGTATTTGCATCTAAAACAAAAGCACCTATACCTGTATTACCTGTTCCAGTGTTTGCAGTAAGTGCATTAACACCCATTGCTGTGCTGTAATTTCCAGTTACATTGTTCCGTAAGCAAGCAGCACCAACAGCAGTGTTACCAAGACCAGTGGTATTTAATAATAAAGAACTTTTACCAATCGCTGTTATGTCATTTGCAGTTGTTACACTTGTAGCTGCTGCCTGTCCTAATGCAGTGTTAGAAGTACCAGTTGTATTACTACCTAATGCAGCATAACCAAGACCAGTATTGTTATTAGCTGTTGTGTTTGCATCTAAGGCATTAGCACCGACAGCTACGTTTGAATGTCCAGTTGTGTTTGCTCCTAAAGCATGTACTCCAACAGCTGTGTTATTATCTGCGGTAGTGTTTGCATCCAGGGCTAAAGCACCAACAGCTACATTGTTTACTCCAGTAGTATTGACATATAAAGCATCTCTTCCAACACCAACGTTATTATCTGCTGTTGTATTATGTCTTAAGGCATTTATTCCTAAACCAACAAGATAATCTCCAGTAGTATTTTCTTTTAATGCGTGAGAACCTACTGCTGTATTACTAAATCCGTCAGTATTAGCACTTAAGGATATATAACCGACTGACGTGTTATTACTAGCAGTAGTATTAGCATCTAAAGCACTAGCACCTACGGCTACGTTCTGTGTTCCAGTTGTGTTTGATAGTAAAGCTTGATAACCAAGACCAGTGTTGTAATCTGCTGTAGTATTTTCTCTTAAAACATCATGTCCAAAAGCAGTATTGTTATCTCCAGTTGTGTTATCTTCTAATGCTTGCTTACCAAATGCATTATTTTTAATACCTGATGTATTATTTGCTAAAGCAAAAACACCAAAGGCATTATTTTCAGAACCAGATGTAAGATCTGTTAATGCCTCTTTTCCTACTGCAGTATTATTAATACCACTTACAGAACCATTATCTAAAGCAGATTGTCCAAGAACAGTGTTACCAGTAAGACCGTTTGCACCTTTACCTACAGTTACGGAGTTAAATGAAGCGTCGGAAGATATCGTAAAAGTAGCATCTGAAGCTATTAATTGAGCTTTAGTCTGTGACATTTATTGTTCAAACTTTGATTTATTAACTCAATTTTACGATGAGTTTATTTACGAAATCTCACAGTTTCCATCATTGGTTTACCTAGTTCCTGCTCATATTCTCTTTCCATTTCAAAGTCTTCTACGTCTGTCCCTGCCTGGCTATATTTATTCATTCCTTTAACAAAACCAGATAAAAAAGTTTTACCTCCTCCGTTTGCCATCACTGCTGGAAAATCATTATCCATAAACATTTATCTACCCATTCTGTTTAAAAAATCATCAACTCTATCAGCAACTGGTGTCTCCTGAGAAATGGCATTCATGGGATTAGTTTTTTCGGCAGCCATCTTGTTAGCTTCGAAATAAGGAGCACTAACCATATTTCCCTGATTCATAGTCTCTTGCTGCTTTAATTTTGGATCCGACATCAAAGAACTCTGATCAAATCCAGCCTGCATTGGATATCCTGGCATTTACCTTTACAAAAATTGTTATTTTAATAATATCATCGACAAAACTTCGAGACTAGGTATGTGAGTGTACAACTTTTTTTAACAGTCACCTACCTAACCCAAAACTTTAGATATTATTTTTCTCCTTTTATATTGAAAAATAGTGGTAGGGTTAGTATAAATATTTGTACTTTACTTTTGAAATAGATTAATATGACTGAAGTTTACTATGAACACCCAAGTTCCTAAAAAATATGGTCATTTTACTTAACTGCATGTATGCGGTGGTTAGGTATGTGAGTGTATATAAAGTTAAACAGTCATGTACCTAACCTCATCTTCTATAAAAGTAATATAAATAGGGAAAATTTTTTGGTATTTGGGTGTTCAACGATTGCCATTGCTATCAAAGGGATGTATGCTTACGAGTACACTTACCCCCTACTTTGCATGAAAAATAATGATGCGTTTTTATATAAGAATTTAACTGCATATGATCAAATATTATTTGTACGAGCTTTTCAAACGGCATTAGAACACTTTGGTAAAGAATCCTGTTGGTGTTTAACAAAGATGAATAACGCTGGATTTAAAGGATTTACTACAAGTAAAAAAACAAAACTTATGTATAAAGGTCATGATGCCCGACCATTAATATTAGGTATGACTGGTAGAAACTATTCTGAAGAAAATCCAATAATCGTTAAAAGAAGTGAATGTAAATCTCAATATTGTCTTAATCCAGCTCATTATTATTGGGGCACTAGGAAAGATGTAGCTTATGAGAATGCAAAGACCAGTGAAAAATCTATAGATATTGACTTAATAACTAAGTTGAGAACTGAAAGTAGTAGTGGTGTAAGTAGTAGGAAACTATCAAAACATTATCGATTACCATATCATTCAGTAAGAAGAATCTGTTCAGGAGAGACTTATGAGAATGCCGAAGACAAAGAAGATCAATATAATGAGGAAAAGATTTGGTCAAATCTCTCAGATGTTTGTATAAATTTAATGAGAGCTCATCCAAATGAATCAAAAAATTTTAGAGGTGTCGTGACAGAAACTCAACATTATGAATGTCCTTGGCATATACAAGGAACTAATAAACATAAAGGTAATTTTGGATTGATGGGAGAGTGTCTAGATTGTATGGAAGAAATTAAAAAATCTAGATGCACTGTAGATGTAAGAGAATTTGAAATGAAATGGTACTGGCAAGTAAAGAGATTTTGGGAACAGGTAGATATAAAAGGAGAGGATGATTGCTGGAAATGGCAAGGAGCAACCAGAAAAAATGGCACTGAATCTACTGCTTACTTTCCCTCACCATTTCATTCAGGTAAAACTCAATCAGCTCCACGTATTGCTTTTTGGTTAAGTCGTGGATATACAGGTAAATACAGAATATTTAGCCAGCCAGAATGTAAGGCTTTTTGCTGTAATCCAAAACATTTGATGATAAAAGGCTTAAGAGAAATACCACAATGTAAGGCTATCAAAGACATTAAACTACATCACGAAAATATTCTGCAGTATCATAGAGAAAGAAACAAACAAAATTAAGTGGCAAGATTTCTTACTACTATTCCAAATAATTTAGGATTTTTTAATTTAGGAGCAGTCGAATCTTATCCTACAGGAGGTGGCGGACCTACAGCTTATGGTCCTACTTCTTATTTTGGATCTGATCCTAGACCGGCAGAACAAGGAGATAATTTAAATAATCCTATTAATTTAGGAGACTTTTCATCAATATTTAAAACACAAATTATATCTAATTCACATGGAGGTTTATCAAGAAGACAAAGCACATTTTTTGAAATAAATTTATCTTTACCTAGATCAATTCAGTTTACACAAGAATTTTCTCGTACATCATATGAAGATCAGACTAACAGAAATACATTACTAGCTTTTTATGAAATTGATAATAATGGTCATAGACAAGAACTCCCTATAAATAATGATGGTTATGTATTTCATGATGCAGCTATAGATTATGATCAGGATGATACTGGACCAGTACTTACTGACTACCCTTCTATAAGATTAGAAAGAGGTAAATATTTATTTGTAATAACAAATGATATAAGATATTTAGAGACTACTTATTCTATAGGTTTAAATGTTTCAGTTCTTGACTGGCGATTTGTACGGGAAAATGTTGAGGAACAAATAAATTTTGGTTTAGTTACAGAAAATGTAATTGATACAACAGGAGCTACAGGTGGTAATCTTGATTTTGGTTTAATTTAAGTAGTTTTTTCAGATTTGGGTAGAGCTTTTGGTAAATATATATCGGATTTATTTTGTGCAAAACCTGGATTGACAGTCTCAGGCATATAAGATCTTGGAGTGTCTTTTGCTTTTTGAACAGCTGCTAAATAATACTCCTTTGCATCTTTATGTCTAAGTTCTGCTGCTTCTTTTGCAAGAGATTTAGGTGGTGTTGCTGGTGCTGGTGTTGCTGCAGCTGGTGTTGCTTTTGGAGATTGTCCTTCTGTTGTTTGAAAAGTATTTCCTTTTGATGTAATATCAAATGGTCTAGGAGTTGCTTTAAAACTTGTATCAGGACTGGAGGCTGAGGGTAAAGACGAAGCATAAGATGCAGCTTCCTGCATTTCAATACCTCTCTGCTTAGCTCCTATATCTGCACCTGTTCCGACCATATCATATCTTTGATCTAATACTCGGTTATATTCTTTTTCAGTCCTGTTCATGGACTCAGCTAAATCTTTATAACTTTTTTGTGGTATAACAGTTTGAAAAGCACGAGGTGCCTCTCCCTCTGGTATTACTATTTGTGTGTTACTTCCACCACCACCAAAAATACTATCAAAAAGACCTGACATCTTATTTTTTTAATTTAATTTCTATAGTAATATTATCAGTAACAAATTCATATAAGTGATTGACTCCAATATATCCAGCAGGAAGCAGAATCAATATCAAGAGCAACTCAGCATAGGTAATGGGACGACGCATGATGAAGAATATCCTTATCTTTCTGATATTAGCCAACTTCTACATAGATTGTCCATATTAGAACTAGAGGGATTATGTACACTACAGGAAATGTTATTAGCAAAATCCTGTTGGGAAGCTACAAATTATAGTGGTTCATTCGAAAAATGTAAAAAAAGATTAACTGAATTATATGGTGATGATTGGGATGATCATGTTAAATTAAAAGATCATTTTGTAAGCTTAAAATATTACTATATCTGGGCTTTACTAATTAGTCATAGACAACAATGGAATGAAATTAAAAAGTAAGCTACTATTTGTAAAGATAGTGTCCTCGTATGGAAGAACAACAATTAGAGGACTGGGTAGATATCTTAGATACAACAAATTATGCACCACATAAAGACCCTGATAACTTATATCAGAGTTACAGATTTGTAGATTTAGATATTAACTCGGTTACAACGAAAAACTATAGAAAAAAACTTTGTAAATCCTTAATTGAACAAGTAGAAATATTTATACCTCCATCAGGAAGCTTTAATAATCAAGATCTTAGAAGATATCTAGAATTAGTATCAAGTTATGAAACAAGTACAAAAGATTTAATTTTAGGTCTATCTTTAGCTGATCAGATACGTCTTACTTTCAGTGATATGAAAACAAGTACAATTTGTGATAGGTATCCAGAAATAAATTTAGCTGAAAAAAGAAGATATAGGTGTGTTGCTGAGTATTTGATTAGACAAGGAGAACTCACTAAATTAAGAGATAACAATGGAAAATTAATAAAAAAAATAGGAAATATGCAAAAAGCTGTTGTACTTTATAGACCTCTTCCAAAATTATTGGAAACTCTTAAAAAATCTGGTTTGCATGATCTTATTAAAATTGACAAAGAGAAAAAGAATGATAAAAATGTAACAGTTGAAAAAACAAAATGACTAGCAGAAGAAATCAATTACTAAAAAAATTAATTGGGACAGCAATAGGTGAAGACGAAAAAAAACTTTATCAACTTACCATAGAAAGAGTTTGTGCTGACATGTGCGAATTTTACTATAAGTTTTATCATAATGATGGTCCTGGAGCGATGGTATATGTGCCTACTCACGAAGATGAAAAGAAATCAATGTTCTATTTAACAGTTAATAACCTTATTAGTGCTGTTGATGACCTTACTAAGAATGATTTAGAAGGAGCTGCAGATGTTATGAAAAAAGCTATAACAAGAGCAGAAAAATTAGATCCTGATAAGGAAGCTTTATTTATTATTCAGGATGAAAAAGAAATGTCTTTAGTTCATTATAAAAAAGATTGTGAGGGTGCAAGTTTTAAAATGATGTGACTAAAGGTTCATGGGGTGCTAGTAAAAGATCTTTAGGACAAGTAGATCACATAACTCATGATTGGCTTACTCCTTGTGAATATATACCTTACATAGATGCCTTATTAAAAAATATAGATCTAGATCCATGCTCTACTTATGATGCTAATAATCAATTTTTAAGAGCAGAAAAGATTTATACATATGATGACGATGGTTTAAATACGGAAGAACCTTGGACTGGAAAAACATATTTATTCCCTCCAACATATGGAAGATGTTCTTTCGCAAAGAAAAGAGGTACATGGAGATGGAGTTTATCAGCAGGTCAAGGAGCAAAGGCTCCCTCAGTCATTTGGTTTAGGAGATTACTAAAAGAATGGAAACTAAGAAATATACCAGAGGC